CGCCGAGCCGAAAAGAGAGGGAAGAAGTTGCCAAGTGCCTTACAAGTCGCGTTGGAAACGCATACGATGGATGGACAGAGCAGTTCGTAACGAAGTTTGTACCATCCCACGATAAGGTAGGAACACTGACCGCTAGTTATGGTATGGGCGGCGTTGATATTGAAACGAAGCCTGTCGTCTTCGGCGCACAGAATAGCGCAAATCAAGGATTAAGCGCATCAACAGAAGTATCGCCGACACTTGATACGAGCAAGACACCAGCCGTTAAACAAAACATGGAGGTCCGACGCCTGACGCCGACCGAATGCGAGCGCCTGCAAGGTTTCCCCGACAACTACACGCAAATACCCTATCGCAACAAAGACGCAGAACAATGCCCGGACGGACCTCGATATAAAGCTATGGGCAACTCTATGGCTGTGCCTGTCATGCGCTGGATTGGAGAAAGAATAGAAAAGATTGAAAAAATCAAATAAGGAGCAGACAATGGAGCATTTTACTCTTGCTATATTTTTATACTACATGAACGGCAATCCTCAAGAAGCTAAAGTCTGGTTTGCCAGTGAGAATGATTGTTGGAGCGTCATCATGGACAATAAAAGTTTTTACGAAAAAATAAACGCGCATGGAGCCTGGTGTGAAGTCAGCGGCATACCTAGCAAAATAGTTAAACCAAAAATCAGACCGTGGTAATATTAAATGATTGAAAAATATGTTAAAGTTCGCGCAACGCGCAATAAGACAGGTTTTTCAATTGCCATACAAAGACAAGCAAAAACGTGTTGCATACGCAAAAACGTATGGCGCTGGTTGGTACAAACGCAATCGTGAGCGTGTTATTGAGAAAAACAGAATACGCAAAAAGAAGCAACGAGAGAAGTGGCAAGCATTCAAGGCTACTTTGGAATGTTCGTTTTGCGGAATTAACAACGCAGCCGTGATAGACTTCCATCACATTGAGGCGTCAGGAGATATTAAAGTGAGTGAATACATTCGCAACTCACAATTTGGAAAAGCATACGAAACAATAAATAGTGGTGATGTCATACCTTTATGTGCTAACTGTCACCGCATTCACCATTACAATGATGAGAAGGAAAGGCCATGAGTGAGTTGCCAGATTATTTTGATACAGCAGAGAAAGTCGTAGAACGTGCGGAGCGTGGCCTACCGCAAGATAGATGGTTTCGTGGGGATCAGGACATGGAAGCTATTGTGAAAGCTTACATTTCGCTGAGAAATGCCTGCACAAACATGCATAACGACATAATTAAGTCTGGCTCTAGGTCAATGGGTATTGGTAAGGATTAATTACCAGTTGCTAAATTGGCTACATGTTGCAAAGTGTGTTTCGCCATGTTTTCTTAGGCAACGCTCAAAAGGTGAAACAAGGTAATAGGCAATCATAACAAGTATGATAACGCCTACTGCCCTCTTCCAAAACCCTATGTCAGCCATCTACTAATTCAAAGTGTGGACCGTCTATAAATGGCCTACGACCTTGACCCCTTCTTAGATCAATGTACGCATTCATGGCCTCTTCCATACTTCCATTAAATTCTGCTATTGAGTTGATGTGCCATGCAGCGCCCCATCTTACTTTACAGCCTACCATGTTTGCGCCCTCTTTCATAGCGTCAGCGAGATCATCGTACAAATTTAATTCCCATGAGCCACGCCCGTTGATATAAGCCATCAGATCGACTGCTAATCCATCTAGGTGCTTACTTTTCATCGTTTGGCTTGCACCCTTATTGAATAACTCCTTTTGCTGTTCTAAAGTTCTCATACCCTGGATCACTCCAAAGTCTGTGGATGTTGCCGTGATAGCATGTTTAACAACTGCCACCATGCGCTCATCAACGCCCTCCAACCTATCAAGGCTACGTCTGCTTAATTTAAAACTCATCTTTTACCTCCAAAAAACTTTGTTGCTGATCTTACCGCAAAGCTACTAGCTACGATTACTCCTAAAGTATAGCTGTACCACTGAGGCATAGTTTCCAAAGCAGCAAACCCATCTGTTACCGCTTCCTTTGCCCAATCAAATGGAAGAAATGAAAGGATTAATGGAATTGAAAAAAGTAAAACTAGATACTCATCTTTCCATGAGTTCTGAGTACCTTCAGCCATAATCTTTTCCCAATCAGCCTCGCTTGTAGCAGCCGATTTCATAATGGTAGCTTTCGCTTCTGCCTCAACTAACTTTAAATTAGAAGCAGCAGCTTGAGCATTTGCTTTACCTTCCAACCAACCCCCTGCAAGGTTAGCTATTGGCCCTAATAATTGTCCTATCATTTCTCACCTTCCATGCTCATAGATGTTTTCTTATCTGATTTTGCAGAGTAAGCATTGAAACCCATGAATGCAGCAACGACACCTGATGCAGCAATAACATAAACAGATGCAATGTCTGTAATTAAGGTAGCTGCTTTGTCAAAACCTAAAACACTAGCCAGTAATATTATAAACGGATAAATTAACATTCCTGCCAATGCGAAGCCAGTATAGCGGCGCTCCGCATCACGCTTTAAATCACGGTCATTTATTTCTAAACGTCTTTCTTCGAGGCGTAGTTTCTCCCATTCATCAGGTTGAATAACGCCATCTCCGTTAGTATCAGCTTTGTCGAACTCTGTCATTTGCGTAATCCCGTACTATCTTTTGATCATATCCCAATATAATTAGCTTACCATAATTATCATATGCTGCAAACTTCTTGCCACGCTCTACTATTGTTGGCTGTTTACTTCGAGGCAAGTCACCTTCATTGAGTTGTGTGTTACCATTATCTTTGCTTTTTCTGCTTGATCTAGGCATTCCTGTTTATCCGAAAATGTGCCGATTTGATAATACTGTAAGCGATCTGTACTAATAAAATGTAAAAAAACCAAAACATAAATCATCTAAAATAATCCCAAAAATCTATCCAGCCCATGTGATGTAGGTAAGCAGTTGCCCCAATAGCAGACGCAGTGAGTAAGAAAAATATGCCAGCTAGGGTAAGTGCCAACTCTTGGCGCTCTATAGCGTCACGCCTCGCCTGGGCTTCTGCTTCACGCTTCTCTGCTAAAACTTCCTTGCGTATTTTTAATAGCTCTAACCATTTTGATCTTCCGTAGGTTTGAGTGATCCATTCTTGCAACTCAGCTTCAGCCTCTGCTGCTGCTCTAACCTTCGCCCAACGATCCAACGCCGTAGCATTGGTGCTTTTTCCCGATATACCTTTTTTCTGTAACGTTTTCTTAGCGTGGTCAGTTGCGTCAAAGAACTTTCCTATGTCTTTTGAAAGAGAAGCAATGGTCTTACCAGCAGCTAACCCTGTTTTTAGTCCTGCAAGGATTGTGATAGGGTCCATCGCTACATCCCATCGTTACGAGTAAACTCTACTGTCTTTTCTAGTATAGCAATGCGAGACTGTAGTTTAATAATCTGCATCATATGGTCAGCCATGCCACCCATATCCTCATTAATCATATCTATGTCTTCCCAAATCTCATTGTCGCCATCTTCAATTTCTTCATAAATCTCTGCTAATATATCAATGATTTCTTGCAGATGTTCTTGGTTTTGCTTTATGTCTCTGACCATATTTACTTTGTCAGTTGTGTTGCTCTGTGCATCTAACACAGCCACAGTTTCCTCAAGATTAGATATTATTGAAGCTTGCTCACTAGCATACCAAACCATGCCGCCCAAGCTAGAGCAGATCACTCCTATTACAGCGATATTTACTTTGGGCAGCTTGTCCACATCATCACCCTATTTACGCAAAGCCTGCTCAATTGTGTCAAGCTTTTGAAAGATTGCTCTGATCGTTTCTTTCATTTCGTTCATTTCACGATCTTGAGCAATCTTGTTTGCTTCCTGTTGAGCCTGCAAAACAGCTATATCTGTATGGTGTTGGCCTTGACGTTGATAGATCATCCAGACAAAATAGGCGATAGGTAGTACGACCCACTGCATGATACTGTCAATCATTTCAAAGCTAACGTCCATCAGTACTTGCCTTCCCAAACTCTAAGTTTGCTAAACTCGCTACTCATTAACTTTCTTTTTAGCACATCTTTGATGGCTTGTGTATCCGTCCATTGCACTCCAGCCTCTTTTAGCCAAACATTAACTAATCCCATATCGACATTACCAACATATTTTTTATCAGACGCAAACGCATTTTCTGTGTGTTGCCTTGCATACTCAGCATCCTTGAGCATTTGTGTTCCATCAAAGGTGCTTTTGATAAGCATCTTGTCACCATCAAAAGTAACTGTTTCTTTGATTTTATTAGAAAGATTAGCCATTTACCCATGCCTCGTTTACGTCAGGCGTGCTTGGATCGTCAGCTTTTAGCGTACCATCTACGTTTCTTGCTCTCTTTTTTTTTGCGGTAATTTTCTTTGGCGCTTTCTTTGGAGCTTCTTCAGCAAGCACTTCTATAGTGTGCGGTCTTCCTGCTAGGATTTTATCAACTTCTGCTTTCGGCAAATCAACAATATCGCCATTACGAGCCATGCCTTGTGATGTAGACATGCTACGCATTTTTACTAAAACTTTCATATTCTTCTCCTTGTGAGTGTAGGGGCATTGCTGCCCCTACTAGTGTTATATTATGAAGTTGTGTTATCGGCAATGATGCCGTTTGCAGCTTCATTTTTAGCGCAGAGAGTTAGTTCTGTTACGACTTGTCTCTTTGTGCTGTCGCCTGTTTTTGCCAACTCGATGTTTTTAGTTGGACGTAAAACAGCCACTTCCCACATATCATCCTGCATGATGAATACGTCACGAGAACGGTTCTCGCGGCTTGGCATGAACTCTACAGTTCCCCAAGGTGTAACATATACTGCAAGTGATTTGATAACACGCTCATCGCCAGCTTGTACTGCTGAACGCTGATTATTGTTACCAGTGAAGCCCAGAGCAACATTCATTTGAAATGCTGATAGGTACACTGTGTCAGGGTTTCCGCCATTCTCCCAGATTGACTGCATAACTGTGTCAAACTTGGTTTGTGAGAATGCTGTTGCAGTACCATCGTCTGTTCGAGCGTCAGTACCGTCACCAGTTGGGTTTGCACCAGAGTTACCAGATTGGAAGTCTACGTTTGTAATCATCCAAGCTGGAGCGCCTGCCATTTCACGCGCCGCTGAAGACGAGCCAGCAACTTTTGCGTTGTTGTCAAACATAGCTTTTTCAATGTCGAGCTTTTGCTCAGCAGCGATTTTCAATGTTTGATACGCAATTTCCTGCGCTCGACCAGCTTTATCCAGACCCTCATCTGTATCAGGAACGATTACGGCGTTCTTGAAGATTTGAGTTCTGTTATTCAATCTGCTGGTTGCAGTAGCTGCTGAAGCAGTCGTATCATCACCCTCGATATGTGCGTTTGCAGCACTTGCTCTTAGGCTATCTGTTTGCCATTCTACCAAAGTATTTTTCGCAGTAGTCTTGCGAGACTTTGTGTAAAACGGTGTTTCTTCGGGTGAGATGTTAGTGATAATATCACTCAAATCTTCCCGAATACCGACAGCATCATCGTTTATGTTACCGATTAGGAGTTTACCCTAACCATCTAATGCTTTCACATTAGTCCAGATCATATCTTCACCCTTTTCAGGGGCGGCGCACTCGTGGGCTTTTATTGACTGTTCTAGTCTCACATGCCTGATCGTTGAACCTTCATCACATCCCTATGATGCTTGGCTGCTGATTACCCAATCCGATTTCTTTTTAACATTCACGCTTACCGTTACCAGTTACGTTGTAGTGCTATCGGCTCTAAGGGCTTCCCAGCAATTCACGCCGTTGCTAGTGCCTGTTACCAGACACAACAGCCTAGATGCTATTTAAGCTGTCAAATGTATTGGTTGGTTGTGCCATAGTAATTTACTCCTTTAAGGCTTTAACATGAGACCGAGAGCATCCTCGATCCTACCAGATTT